AACCACACCCCCCAGACGCTCCACACGCCAAACGCCTGTAAATCAAGCAGTCACGCTATTCACAATATACTAATTCACTTTCATGTGGATGGTTCCCTGTGAATGGTTCCCTATGATTTGATACGAGAATGATCGGAGTGATTCGGGAGTACCTACTTTAAGCATTTCTAAGGTTATTTCTAAGGGATATTTAAGTATTTCTAAAGGTTATTTCTAAAGATACTTTTTAAAGGGATATTTTCATATTTTCAGGTTTGTTGGTATATTCTTTTTTAGGTATACAATTTTCACCTATTTTTATTTTCACCATATATTCTGTTATTCTATGATTTTCATATAAGAGGGCAACATTATGTTAAACAAAAATTACCTGGCTTTTGGGGTTTATCGGTAGGGTTTTAGAGCTTAATTTTGGACCGGGGTTTGTGTACCTTGTTTTTGCTTTATGGGCTTATTTGGGCTTGTTTTAAAGCCGTTTTTGCCGGTTTGTAGGCTTGTATACCTTTATGGGCTTGTTTGGGCTTATTTTGGCTTATATTGCGTATTTACGTAACTTATTGGTTTATAGTACGTTATAATTATTTTTACTTTTGTTTAAATTTTTTTTTAAACAATGTGTACAACCTATTGTTTTTTTACTTAGCTTTGCCCTTGTATAACATAAATTTTTTTGAGATGAAACAGATACAAAGAGCACTAAGAAGCTTAGACCTGGGAGGGTCTAAGCTTCAAGCAATCGCATTCCTTAAGGAATGTGGTTATGAAGTCAGGGAAAACCGTCACATGCAGGAAACTGCATGCGACGGGACTCAGTTCCACACAGTTACAATCGGCTTGTACGATTGTAGCCAAGAATATGGCCCATTTCAATACGAGTATATGCCCTCAAACAGAGAATTAAGGGCATTATTAAGGGCATTATGCAATCAGACAACTGATTGTCTAATTGAAGTGGATCCTATCATTGTATAGGCTTCACTTTTTTTGTTTTCAACATTTTTCTTATTTTTATTAACCAGTTTAAATTTATTTTATTATGATCAATCTTAAAGGAAAATCATTGGCTGATATACAAGCCATGATTGCAGAACTTCAGGCTGCTGAAAATGCAGTACGTGAACAGGAAACTGCTAAAGTGGAAGCTTTAGCAAAGTACGAAAACGAAAAGTTCGCATGGGCTGAGGCTTGTGTTAAACTGCTCAAAGGTGTGACGGCCTTGACTTTTGAAGCTGTATTCACAGAATTGCCACCCAAACCGAAGAAACCGGCAGTTTTGAGCGCTACAAAAGTACGTACCACTAAAGTTAAAGTGGATGGCAGACCTACCAAAAAGGATTTTTTCAACGGGATACAGTACCCTATCAAAAGGACAGATTTGGAAGAAAAGTTTCACGAAATATTTCCGGAAGATGATGCTCCGACCATTGTCAGGAACTATTGCAAGGCTGGTGAACAGAAAGGTTATATAGTCCGTCGCTGAGAATTTTAGTTTTTCCGGCACACAAAACCGTGTGCCGGTTTTTTGTATTTTGAATTTCAATTACTTACAAATCGGATATGAAAATAGCACAGTTAATAAAAGAAACAGAAACTCACTTATTTAAGAATGAAGATGGTGAAGTTTTAAGCCTTACAGCAGAACAAAAATTACTGCACTCAATTTTTAAGCCTGAACTTTGTGTTCATCAAAGAACTGAAGAGATTGTTGAAAGATGGAGATACAAAACAAAAAAAGAGGTTGATTTGATGTTCTGGAATTACATAAAAGAAAACAATCTTAATTCAACAGAATATTACATAGTATATACAGAACAATGAGAATAATACTTGCAATATTTACAGATAGGTTTGAGGTTTACGGGAGCCTCAAACCTTTCTTTGAGCAATATCCGCAATATGCTGAGCTAAAAGATAAAATATATTATACCATGTCTCGTAAAAAATTACCGTTCGAGCATCCAGAATTCAAGTTACAAGTAATGTCATTTTTTATCACGATATTTGTTAAGTCAACAAAAGCAATAACGCTGAGACTAATTTTAAAAAAATAAACAAGATGAAAGATTTAAAAATTTTAAATTTACTTAAAAAGAATTGTTTACTGATAATTGTTATCATTTTGTCAGCGATACCGTTTTCAAATTTTGATCATCAAATCAAAATGATAAGTTTTTTTACTTTAATCACAATAATATTTATATATTGTATTATAACTCTACTTAAGAGGTAATAATTTTTAATTATGAATACAAAAAATTACAAGTTATTTCGTTCTTTAATTGTAAACGGAATTACAACAAAACAAATTAGGGAAGCTGATTTCCGGGAAGCTGATTTCTGGGGAGCTGATTTCCGGGGAGCTGATTTCCGGGGAGCTGATTTCCGGGAAGCTGATTTCCGGGGAGCTGATTTCCGGGAAGCTAATTTCCGGGAAGCTGATTTCCGGGAAGCTGATTTCTGGGGAGCTAATTTCCGGGAAGCTAATTTCCGGGAAGCTGATTTCCGGGAAGCTGATTTCCGGGGAGCTACTTTCCGGGGAGTTGATTTCCGGGGAGTTGATTTCCGGGGAGCTGATTTCTGGGAAGCTACTTTCCGAAAAGCTGATTTCCGGGGAGTTGATTTCTGGGGAGCTAATTTCCGGGAAGCTGATTTCCGGGAAGCTGATTTATCTTACCTAATAGATGAGCTTACTTTTGGATTAATGATTAATTGTCCAGAAGAAGGATCATTTGTTGGATGGAAAAAATGTGAAAAAGTGCTGGTGAAACTTCTGATCACAGAAGATGCTAAAAGAAGTTCCGCAACTTCTTATAAATGCCGATGTTCAAAAGCATTAGTCCTTGATATTGAGAATGGTTTGAACGAAGTTGTTAGTAACTATGATCAAGCATTTATATATAGAAAGGGGGAAGTTGTTGAAGTAACGAATTTTGATGAGAATAGGTGGAATGAATGTTCCACCGGAATCCATTTTTTCATGAACAAAGAAATGGCAAAAAATTACTAATTGATATGTTGGAAATTGAAAACATAAAGTATGGAATTTGTTTTCATATTGATTTAAAAGATCAATGGAATGCAAAACCATACTTTATTATTCGTGAAACTGGTGAAATGTTTCAAACCGAAAAAGAAGCATTTTGTCACGCAAAAAAGCTGTTCAAAAAATTAAAACGTAAATGAAAACAGCACGGCTAATAAAGGAAAGAGGAGTTTTGAATCTTTTCTTTCCTTTTTCACATAAAATCATGCGAGAATTGAATGAAGTATATCTGGAACAGATTGCTGATGGTTCATGGGAAACACCAGTTTCACCAGAAACCATATCCATTCTTTCAAAAAATGATTTTATTTTTTCTAAATCACTTAAAAATTGGATTGAAAATAATCCGATAAATGAAAATTTATCGCTATATCCTTTTCAAAAAGAAGGTGTGACTTTTATTGAAAAGAAAAATGGACGAGCATTAATTGCTGATGAAATGGGACTGGGAAAAACTGTTCAGGCAGTTTCTTGGTTCAAGAAACACAATGATTTCCGGCCTGTTCTGATTATTTGTCCTGCCAGTATGAAAATAAATTGGCAGAGAGAAATACAAAGATGGTGTGGAATATCTGCACAAATAATTAGTGGTACTGTCCCTGATGAAATTAAATCTGAAATTGTAATTATTAATTATGATATAGTATATCATTGGTTTGAAAAATTACACAATGAAAGATTTTGTGTGCTTATAATTGATGAAGCACACTATATCAAAAACAATCATGCTAAAAGAACTAAAGTGATAAAAAGATTGTGTAAAAATATCCCAAAAATTATTGGATTAAGTGGCACACCGATTGAAAACAAACCGGTGGAAATTTACAATATAGTAAATATTCTTAATCCATATATTTTTCCAAACTTTATTTCATTTGCTCAGGAATATTGTGGAGCAAAAAAAGGAAGGTATGGATGGGATTTCAATGGTTCAACAAATATGAAAAAGTTGAATCTTATACTAAAAGAAACTGTGATGATCAGACGTAAAAAATCTGATGTATTAAAACAGCTTCCTGAAAAGCAAATTGTAAAAGTTCCTTTGGAAATTAATAATAGGGAAGAATATCAAAAAGCTGAAAATGAATTTATAAGTTTTTTGAATGAAAAATTCAATTCTGATTTTACTGAAGAAATTGAAAAGGAACTTAAAAATTTTGCTAAACGACATAAAATTGAAATTAGTGATGAACTCACCGATCAAGAAATTTTTATGTTAAAACAGGAAAAATTTAAGAAAGTTTCAACTGCTCCTATTCTTGTACAGATTGAAGTATTGAAACAGTTGTGTATCAAAGGTAAATTGGATTCAATTAAAGATTGGATAGATAACTTTATTGAAAGTGGTGAAAAATTAGTTGTATTCACCACTCATACTAAAACTGTTGACTTTTTATATGAAAAATTCAAAAGTATTTCAGTAAAAGTTGACGGTTCAGTAACTTCCGTTCAACGGCAAAAAGCTGTTGATTCATTTCAAAATGATTCCAATGTAAAATTATTCATCGGCAATATTCGTGCTGCTGGAATTGGTATTACTCTTACGGCTGCCTCTAATGCGGCTATGATTGAATTTCCCTGGTCTCCGGGTGAATTGGTTCAGGCTGCGGACAGGATTCATCGTATTACACAAACTAAACAGGTGACTATATGGAATATTGTTGGAGTTGATACGATTGAAGACAGGATAATTGATATTTTAAAAAGAAAAGAACACGTGATCAATCAAGTTCTTGACGGCAAAGTTTATGCTGAAAGCAATATTTTAAGTGATTTAATAAAAAGTTATAAATATTAAAATCAAAAAAATGAAAACAACTTATGGAAAATTTAAAGTAGGTGATTCTGTAAAACTGATTAAACCAGTTAAAACAGATTCCGACAAGTTTGAAACTGGAACTAAATTTACAATTACATCATTTCCTCCTAAAACATTTCTCCAATCAAATTTAAAAAGTAATCTTTATTTTGTTTGTGGAAAAACAAAAGAAGGAAAAATTGTAAGATGTGAAATTATTGAAATAGCAAAATTTTAGAAAATAATAATTTTTAAATCAAAGGAATATGAAGGCATGTAAAGTTAGTGAAACTACACCATTATATGAATTGAAAAAGATTCAAACAGATTTTCCAAAGGAAAAAATTACGTCTTCAGAAGATGCTCAAAAGTTTATTTTACAATTTTATGGTGATGACATAGAAATTTATGAAAGTTTCTTTGCCTTATTATTAAATCAAAATAACACAACCATCGGTTATGCGAAGATTTCACAAGGGGGAATTACAGGAACAGTAGTTGATCATATTATTGTAGCGAAGTATGCTATTGAATCACTTGCAAAAGGTGTGATTCTGGCACACAATCATCCGTCCGGAAATTTAACAGTTTCAAAACAAGATATTGAAATTACGGAAAAAATTAAAATTGGGTTGAGCTTTTTTGATATAAAAGTTTTAGATCATTTAATTCTAACCGGAAGTGAAAAATACACTTCAATGGCTGATTTGAATTTACTTTAATTATGAAACAAATAATAAAAAGAAATCTACCTTTAAATGTGAGGTATATTTGTATTGATAAAAAGTATATACCATTAATAGATGGTTTTGGATACTGCTGTGATGATTGTGGTAGGTTTATTGCTAATATAGCAACTGTAAAATCAGTAAATGGAACTTATAATATTGGATTTGATTGTTTGGAAAAATTATTACTTAATAATAATTTACTTGATGGGTTTGATATAATTGAGTATGAAAATGTAAAAAAATGGATTGCTCAAATTATTAGAATAGCTAAAAAAATTAAAGAAACAATAACAAATAATCCAAACTTAAATATTACGGGATTAGCATTTACAAAAGAAGACTATTTAACTGATTATTATCCTTTTTACTGGCTTAAAAATAATGAAGTTCAAAGTAGGGATAATGATTATATAAAAGTAAAAAACATGAATTTTAACTTTATGATTGATACATTAAGAAATATTTTTCCAAAGCTAAATATAATTATAAAAAACAAACCCTGAATAATGGAACAGGCCGGTTCCTCGGAGACCGGCAGGGTTCAACGGGAATAATCCCGGAAATTAAAAAAACCAAAAATAATGAAAATAATGAAAAAATTTAACTATGAAGCCATCCACGTTGCTGGCTTAACCTATAAAGGTGAAATTGAAGCGATTAATGAATATCATGCTTCAGAAATTGTAAAAACCAAATATGCTGATTTAGATGCAGTAAAAATTGACGGATCATTTGAATACATTGCAGAACATGCAAAACATAAGTATATAAAACTATTAATTTGGATGAATTTCCGTGGATTAAAGAATTAATCCACGTATATTTTGAACTGTTAGAAGAATTGCCAAAAGAAATTTATGATGAATATTTTGATGAAGAATAAATTTGAAAACTAAAAAATTTAATTCAAAATGAAAGGAATTTCTAAAGTTTCTGTAAAAGGATTTTTTATAATCCTAACAGAAGAAAAATATCATGAAAATAACCGGGTTACAAATGTTTGGTTTAATGATTTTACAAAGGAAATGCTTAAACTCAAAAAAGCATATGCTACTGCTGTGGAAAATGAAGAAAATTTATTTTCAAGAAAAATTGTATTCCCATTACTATCATTAGAGGAAATAAAACAATTATTCTATGAATGTAATTTTATTAGTCACTGGGATACTGCCGGAAGTTTATCAACAGAATATGGTTTGTTAAATGCAAGATGTTATGAAAGTTACGATAATTATAGCATTTATGCACAAAGATCAAATGCTTATGTCTCTGTGATTTTTGATTTTGAGGGATTTGATGATATTGAGAAAGAATCAACTTGTATGCAAAAAAATTATATGTGGCAAGAAAGAATTGAAGATCAAATTTGGGATGGTTTAGATAGAGAAGACTGGGAATATTTAGAAGCTATTATGAAAGATAAATTCATTTTTGATAACAATCAACTTGAAATACCATTTAAAAAAGATTATGAAAATTAAAGAAACAAAAGGTACATTATTCGGAGAAAAATGTACTGTGATTATGGTTGACCCTGGAAATGTTGTTGTTTGTGATCTTTGTAATTAGGATTATACAAATAACAATGAATCTAAGGGTGGAATGCTTTTCTGTGGAAAAGCAGTTTGTCCTAAATGTTTTGATAAATTTATGATTGGTATAAAAAAATATCATGAAGAAAAGTATATCAAAGCAATAGCAATGCCGGGTGAAACATTTCGTGATTTTGTTTACAGAGTAAGAAAAAATCATGAAAACACCAAAAATCTTAGAAAAGATTGCATGTAAACACAATCTTGAAGTAATACCTATTAAATACAAGTTTGGTGGTATCAAATTAAAAAGAAAAGGTTTTGATTTGGTTAGAAAAGAATCTTTTCGGAGCATTGATCAGGTTGTTTATAAACGTATTGTTTGTGAAATTGAACCAGTTGATTTTTCAACCGGTGCAAAATGGTATTTAAGAACTGTTCCAAAAGAATATTCTGGAAAAAAGTATTTTAAGAAAATATCAATGTCAATGTTTAAAGATGTTGATTTTACAAAAAATAGTGGATTTGTAATTTAAAAAATCAAAAAAATGACACAAAAATTGTTAATGAAAATCTTAAAAAGGGTAGACCTGTTTGAATGGTTTTATACCTATAATGTTTGGGAGCTTGAACTAATTTTCCAAGGTGAATATAACTATTTCTTAGTGGATTACCTGTTAAAAAGGAAATTCAGCAAGAAACTTTGTAAACATAAGGGTGGTTCTGAATATGTAGAACTTAAGAAAAAAGTTGTGGGTATTTCTATTTGCATTGTATTAGATTTTTTTAATCAAAAATAAAATGGAAAAAGTAACTCGTGAAAATTGTAAAAAACTCAATAAATTTGAGCACGTTTTCTTAAAAAACAAAGATGGTTCAAGATTAAGAGCCAGAAGAAATGGAAAAACAAGACTCTGGAAGAGAAATCCGGAACGGTTTGTAATTCCAATTAAACATGGTTTGTGTGATTTTGGTTATATAAATCAGTTTGATTGTGAAAATTGGGAGGGAGAATAATGAAAACAATGGGTGGTGTTTAGACAAAAAATAATTTTAGAATATTTATATATAAACATAAAACTATGAGTAAAGAAATGAGAAAATATATAGATACATTCAAAAAATTTAATTTGAATGAAAATAATTCAGTAGAAACAAAATATCGAATAGTTTCTGATTATGGACACGGTGATAAATCTTGGATTGAAAGAAATTTGACAAAAGATGAAGTAAAAGAATTTTTTGTCAAATATCGTAATTGGACTGAACAAGGTTTTGATGAAGTTGGTATTAAATATTTTATGAATACTGACTTTACTCATTATGTTGAAATTGATAATATTGACGATGTTGAGGGCGTGGATTAAAAATATTGTGTATAACTATGTTGTGCCAGTATGATTATCACTGGTTGGAAAGATATGGCCTATGTTTGGTGGAAATTTCTTGTGGATGTCTGATAGCAGATTTCCAATGAAATACCCAATACCTATTCAGGATCGTTACGAATAAAAAACAATACAATAAATTTGCATTGTAAACGTTTTTAAGCTACTTTTACTTTAAAAAGGTAAATATATATGGATATAATACGTTTCTATCATGATTTTAATATCATACACAAAACCGAGGGTCATAAACATTGCCGTCCCGGTTGGGTAAATGCAAAATGTCCATTCTGTAAAAGTGAACCCGGTCATGAAGGGTTTCATTTAGGGTGGAACTTAAAAGAGGAATACTATTTTTGTTGGCGATGTGGCTGGCACTCAATTCAAAAAACAGTTTCAATACTGTTGAATGAATCTGATTATTACAAAATTACTGAAATTCTAAAAAGGTATGATGTAAATCGTACCTTTATTGAACAGGTTAAAAAAAGCAAAAAGGAATTTAGACTTCCAGCAGATAGTGAACTATTTTCTATTGCTCCTGCAATTAATTATCTTCAAAACCGGAATTTTAATGCTTTACAAATTAAAAATTTGTGGGGAATAAAAGCAACCGGCCCTGTTTCTAAACTTGGAAAGTATGATTATAGATTTAGAATTATCATTCCCTATTATTGGAATAGTGAAATTGTTAGTTTTGATTCCCGTGATTATACCGGAAAAGCTATGAATAAATATTATGCTTGTCCCGCTGAATATGAAAAAATACCACATAAATCTATTTTATATGGTGATCAGGAAGAATGGAATCCTGAAATGGGAATCTGTGTTGAAGGCCCTACTGACGTATGGCGCCTTGGAAAACTTGCTTTTGCCACAAGTGGAATACAATACACTCCAGAGCAGGTTAGAATAATGGCAAATGTTTTCAAAAAGATTGCCGTTATATATGATTATGAACCACAGGCACAAGTTCAGGCCAAAAAACTTGTTGCTGAATTGCGTTTTAGAGGGGTTAATGCAGGAATTATTGAAGTTCCAAATGACCCCGGAAGTCTTACAGATAAACAAACAAAAGAATTAATTGAATTTGTCAAAACAAAATTAAAATGAAAAAAGAAGAAACAATCGTACAAAAGCACAAAAAGAATTTTGAAACCCTTTACAAAGCTTTTCAAAACAATCATGTGGCTTTGGTTGAATGTACAGTATTCAGTACAAAAGAAAAAGTTGCTGTAATTTGTGCAAAAAATATTGAGGAAGGTGGGAACATATCATTTGTCCCGTTTGCAATAATGATTAATGGAAATCCGTATAATATTTTAGAACCACCAAAAATTTAAAATTATGATTTGGAACATTTTTAAAAACGTGTTTCTTGGATTGTTTGGAGTTGCTGTAATAGCAATGGGATTAACAATCACTTCACATTTTGACAAAGGATTGAAAGGAGATAATTTTTCACTCGCTTATATGTCAATTACTTGGGCTGCTTATATTGTTTGTAAAGCCTATTCAGAGTATAGTCGCTCCAAAAATGGGGCATAACATTTATATATATTTAAGTCATTGTAACTAATTGATTATGAACAATAAATACGTTAAAGTTCTTGAAATTTTTGAAAAAAATTTAAGAAATAAAAATTATTCTGATAACACTATAATATTGTATATATCTTATGTCAAAAAATTTTTATACACAATAAACAAAGATGCATATAATTTAACAACCAAAGAATTATTAACTTATTTGTTAACTTATAAATATTCTTCTATATCACAACAAAATCAAATAATAAGTTCAGTCAAATTGTATTACAAATATATTTTAAATAAACATGATATTCATTTGAATAAAATAGAACGACCAAAAAAAGAAAGACATTTACCACGAATTATTGATTCTGACGATTTAAATAATAAATTAAATAATATATCAAATAAAAAACATCAAGCAATATTATCATTAGCATTTGCTACAGGGATGCGAGTATCAGAAGTTTGCAATTTAAAAATGAAAAATATTGATTCCAAAAGAATGTTAATTTTCATCGAAAATGGTAAATTTAAAAAAGATAGATATGTACCTTTTTCTAAAAACATTCTACAATTATTAAGAATTTATTGGAAAGAATATAAAACTAAAGATTATTTATTTTCAGGTCAGAATAATCAAAAATATTCAACTGAAAGTTGTGAAAAAATTTACAAAAAATACATTGATAACAATAGTTCTTTTCATAGTTTGAGACATTCTTATGCCACATATTTATTAGAAAACGGTACAGATATTCGTATAATTCAAAAAATATTGGGACATTCAAGTATAAAAACTACCGAAATTTATACCCATATTTCAACAAAAATTTTAAATCAAGTAAATTTACCATTATGAATGAAGTAATATACTATGAAATAGAAAAAGAAAAATGGTGTGAAATAAAATATTTAGACACTATTATAAGTTATTTAAATGAAAAAATAACAGATTATTCTATTATCGTTACACCTAATCAATATATTTTACCAAAAACAAAATATTCTAAAATTATTGTTATATTAACTGGTGATGAACTTGGACAATTTAGTTTGAATAATTATAATAATCCAAACATTAAGATATTTAGATTTTTTAATAGAATAGGTAGTTATGACAATAAAACAATATTTCCTATTCCACCAGGATATAATTGGACTATGCATAATGATTATAGTAAACAAATGATCAAAATGTATCCAGAAAAAAAATTATCGGAAAGAAAATACGATATATCATTCTTAGGTCAACCATTACCTTGGAGAACTGAAATATTCAATAAATTGAATCAATTTTCGAATAAATATAATATTTTAAGTAATATTAGTCCATCATTTAGAACAGGTATTCATATTGATGAATATTATAAAATAATGGGTGATACTAAGATTGCATTAGCACCTGATGGAACATCAGTTGATACATTTAGATATGTTGAAGCATTTGGTAGTGGATGTATCGTTCTTACAACAAAAAAAGATGATATTTGGTATTATAGAAATTCACCAACATTCTATATAAATTCGTGGTCTGAATTAAATGAAAATCTTATCGGAAATATTCTATCTATGAATTTAGATGAATTATATGAAAAAAATTTAAAATATTATAACGATATATTATCAGAAAAAGCTGTTGCTGAATATATATTTAAAAATTTAACTGTATGACACAAGAACAAATAAACACGCTATACAATTTGACTATTTTAATTCACGAACACGAATGGTTTGGGAAACGTAAGAATCTAAGAGATAGAGAAGAAGTACAAGAATGGGTTGCTAAAAAATTGGCAAGTTGTATGGAAATATATACAACACCATGTGGAATGAGTTGGGGTGTATTATGTAGTAAAGAATATTTTGATGAATATTGGAATGAACACAGTAAAATTAAGGATTAAATAAACGTTTAGATATTTTTTTCCATCTAAATTCTTCGTGTGGTGTTAATATTCCTTTATTTTGTAATTTAATATATTTTTCGTGTTCGCTTTTTAATTCATCCATTGACATATCTTTAACACTTTTTTCTTTATAATTTTCATTAACAAAAGTATCAAAACTACAAATCAATGATTCATTCTTTTTTTTCTTTTTACTTCTATCAAATATAGAATTACAAATAGCATAAGCCTGTTTAGACTTTTTCTTTTTTGATTTAGTTGTTAAAGTTTCAGGTTCATTGTGATATATATATGATATACATCTTGGAATGAATTTATTTTTAGTTTCTTTTTTTCTAGGTTCTGGCATATTATTTAATTAATGTTTAATAAGAATTTACAAATTTTTGAAAATATTCATTATTTTAATGTATATATTAAATATTTTTAATATTTTTTGTTTGTTTTATACCAGTCATATGATGTGCTTAATTTTGATAAACTATTTTTTGAAATCAGATTCTATTTTATATCCTTTAGATGAATTATTAGACCGTGTAGTTATACACAAATTATCAATAGATGATATTATTTCTACTGAAATATTATTTACAAATCCATATTTAATTGAAATTTTGTGATCTATTGTTGGATATTTTTTATCATTACTATTCAAATTAAAATTATCTAAAATATATTCGTTGGTATAATAATCATAACCATTCCAATTTTTTAATAAAAAGTCAAAAAAATGATATTTTTTGACTTTTTTATTTTTATAATTAATATTTTATTTTAATGAATTTAATTTATTTAATCCTGTATATATATCAACAATTCTACATTTTAATGTTGCTTGAGTTTGTTGACTTGACCAAGATTGTGTACTTGATTTCTGAATAAAAGCTGTAATCCAAATCGTATCACCACGTTTTATTTGCTTAATACCTAAATCTGTACTAAACACTGGACCACCTGCAATTTCATCTAATTTTTTAATTTCATCTTCATCTGTTAACATTCCTGTAATTTGAATGATTTCTATTGGTTCTTTAATTTTAACATATTCACCGTTATCTAATTTAGATATAGCAATAATATCATCAGATAAATATTGATATTCTTTATCTTTTTCAAAGTTTTTATTCTTTCTATCTTTGAAATCGTTGAATTTTGTTGTTATATCCATTTTATGATTTTCATTTTTAAATTATTTTTTAATATATTTTTCCAAATGTTCTAAAATATTATCTAAGGTTTCATTCACATATCCCATTGAACCTACATATCCCCAATTTCTTAAATTTGATTGATATTCATCTTTTAAATTATTGATAGCAATATTGATGTTATCCATTTTTTGTTTAAATTCTTCAAATCTCATATTGAACATATTTTGTGCTGATTCACTTTCTTTTAGCAATTCTTCATCTATTTTTGTAAATTTTTTCATATTTCTGTAAATTTTTTTATTTTATCTGGATCAAATAATATATCTGGATCACCACTTTCTATATTTGTATTACTATCAGGATTGATTTCTTCTATTTCAGGATTATCAACTTTAATAAATTTGTAATCTGTTAATTCGTTTAATATGTCATTTTCTGTAATTTCTTCATTAGTAAATTTATTAACAACATTATGAATATCGTGTAATGTCAATACATAAACACCTTCTTCAGAATTTTCTAATTCTATTGTCATTGATTCATCAATTTTGTAATTTGAATAATTTATAATTTCGTCTATTGCATCTTCATCTTCAAAGTTTTCAAGATAATAAATATACATTTCTAGATCATTCATATTTTCATAATCAACATTTTTTTCATTTAACCAATATATAACATTTGACATATTTAAAGCATTATTTACTTTAATCAAATATGGAATATATGATTTTAAATCATTTTCATTATTCATTTTAGTCTCTTATTTTATAATCCTTTAATAAATATTCTTTATATTTTTCAACTAATTTGTCGATTAAATATTCATTATTAAATTTCTTATTATCAATATCAAAAACTATGTTATCATTTATTTTTATTGTGATATTGTTTTCATTTTCTTCTTTATATGCTGATAATTTACCACACAATTTATCACTATTTGATAAATTAACAGTAATAAGTGTTCTATATATTAAATTAATATTTTTAAAATCTTTTTTATCAAAATAACCATTAATATTTTTTATTCTTAATGGCTTTGGATTATTTTTTCTTTTATATATTACTATTGATAATTCTTGTTTTATTTTATTAATTAATTCTTTATTTTCATTTTCAATATTATATTCAATATCAGAAATATCTATGTTTTCTAATATTTCTTTAAATTGTGTTATCATATTATTTTTATATTTTTTTCTTTCATATTAATTATGAATTTGGTAAAACAAAATCGTTTGTTATTTGATTTGGATTAGCTGCTGGTGAATAATCAGTACTCATTGGCTGTTCTTGTGTCCAACTTGGTTTATAAGGGTTATTAATCATATCTGAATTATTGTCATCATGATCTTTTGGATTAATTATCATATCAGTTCTTGCTTCAATTGGTTCTTGGTTAGGAAATGGATTTCCTTCAACATTAAACCAAAATTTATATCCATTAGTACCATTATTTTGTATTCTAACTGGAACAATTTCTCTTTTATCTGTGCCTGGTATTTTATATAATATATAAACCACTTCACCATCATTAAATCCATTTAATTGTTGTTCAAATATAAATTGTTCATATTTTTTTATCATATCATATATTGTATTTTTTTGCTTTTAAATATCTTTCAACATCTTCTTTATTTTCGGAATAAAATATAATTTCGTTTGATAATGCTGTTATAAATTTAGTACCATCTTTATATTCACCAAAAAATTTATCAATTTTTTCTGGAATATTTTCATATTCACAACAATAAACACCTTTATAATCAATTATTTTTCCAATACTGTTTTTTGTGAAATTTTGAAATTCTGTATCAAAATTATCAATAATATTACAAACAACATAATCACCAATATGTGGTAGCATTACCTCTTTATTATTTTCAAATATTTTAAAACTTGTTATCATTAAAAATCTGATTTTATTTCTTCTTCTTTTGATGTTATTTGAATTATATTTCCATCAGCCCAATCATAAATATCATCCCAAATAGCCATACTTTTTTCAATGTTATTTTTGTTTTCTGTTAATTTATTTATTAATTCTTGTAATTTATTCCAAGATTCATTTGATGTTTGTTTGATTATTAAATCTTTTTGATTATTTAAAAAATTAATATATTTATCATTAAATGTAACCAAATCATTAACATTTTCATATATTGATTCATTCCAGATTTTTGAAATATTTATTTTCAATTTCCAATCTTCTTCCTTTTTTTCAAATATTTTATACTTTGTAATCATATTAAATGTATATATAAAAAATATTAAATGAAATATTAATATATAAATTTTAAACATAAAAAATTTATATATACAAAAAAATATACGTTTGATGCCAAATATAATTAGAATTAGAGATTTAATAAACGAAACCGATTTAAATGGTGTTATAATACCAATTGATAAAACAGGTTATACATATAATGCACAACAAATAAATATTCTTGATTTAAAAGAATTTATTTTATCTGGATTTACTGGATCATCGGGTAGTGGTTCTAGTGGCACATCAGGTGTTGATGGTTTAGATGGTGAAGATGGAACAACACCATGTATATCAGTGAATTCTAATATTATAACAATTGTTGTAAATCAATGTTATGTTGTTGGTATTATTGAATGTGTGATTTAATAAAAAAAAATAAAAATATGGCAGTAAAAATAACACTAAATCAAATAGGAACTAATATTAGTAATTATTTAGATATTTATACAGATGCTGATGGATTTTTAAATCCATATATTAGTGCTACTAAAGCTGAATTTCAAGCAGGATTCAGTTTTACACCACCTATTGGTGCAACAGTTTGTCAAATAATGGATCATTCTGGTCCATGTGCTGGTACATCACTTATACAATTTGATATTCCACATTGTACCTCAACAACGACAACGACAACGACAACAGTACCTGTAACAACGACAACGACAACAGAATATATACCACCTGTAACAACGACAACGACAACAGAATATATACCACCAGTAACAACGACAACAACAACAGAGTATGTACCCGTAACAACAACGACAACAACTGAAGGACAACTTTACTTTGAACTTTCGACCAGTGATTGTTCAGGTCTAATTTATGTTGATTCTGCTTCTGGTGGTTCTGGCGTATATGAAATAAGTCAAACAACTTATCCTACAGAAGAACAAGCTATCAGTGGTGCTTGGCGAGATTTTTCAGGTTTTTTTACTTTTACTTCTGTTCCAACAGGAACTCGTTATGTTGCTCTTCGTGATAGTAATAATCATTCAAATGTTATTGTTAATAGTATTGAAATTTCTTGTATATCAACGACAACAACGACTGTTGCACCAACAACGACAACAACGACTGTTGCACCAACAACGACAACAACGACTGTTGCACCAACAACGACAACAACGACTGTTGCACCAACAACGACAACAACGACAACTTTACCAGTTCATTATACATATTATATGTCTGGACCTCTTGGTA